CCAGCATAAAACTTGCTGCGTATCTTCCAGCGGTCGGCGCTGGGTGGTGCCTTGTGGCATTCGTCACGAGCCGTTGACCCATCAAGAGATCCAGTGCGCTCTAGCTTCGGCAGACCACGAAGCCACAAGCAAGTGCGCTTTTTTACGTTGTCCGCATCGTCTTCGGCATCAGCAAAGTGCCACGGCTGTACAGACTGTGCAAAAGGCTCGTAGTTCCTGATCCTCTCTTTTGCGTGCTTGTGCATTACTGGGTTCTCCACAGCCACAAAAGGGATGTGCTCGACATTCCAAACGTCAGAGAACAGGGCGCAACCAGCGTCCAATTCAGACCACATCTGATCAAGGGTTTTATTCGGTGGGGCCTTGTGCAGCCACCTGACGCCACTGTTGGTCAAGCGGGTGCAGGGCGGATGCATGACACACATCAGGTCCCAGTCATCCTGCATAACGTCCCTAATGTCACCTTGGATATGGTGATTGCTAGGAGTGTCTGCGGGTAGAACGTCACATGACCACGCATCGTGTCCAAGTGCTGCAAAGGCATTACGCACAGTGCCTGATGTCTCACAACCAATAAGAACCTTCATGCTGCCACCTCAGCAATATAACTACTCAACGTGTCGTGGGCGTTCTTAAGGCTAACACCGACAGCCAGTGCATATTGGGCCGTCACCCTGTCCATCTGGGCAAGGTAGCGGGTGCAGTCTTCGCCGTATGTTGAGAGGTCAGCTAAACGGTGCAAACGGGCGGCTTGCTTAATCAGGTCATAGTTCATGCTGCCACCTCGCCATCTTCACAGGACAGGTGGTGACGGCCCAAATTCATCACCTGCATGACGCGGGAAATTAGCTCATAGTAAGCAATCTGCGCTGCCAAGCGGTCAAAGCCAATGAACTCACCGTCTTGGTCCATTGGGTCTGCCACATCTTCACCCTGTGAGACATCACAGTTACAACAGATGGCTTTGGCGTGGTGGTAATAGATGATGTACTCAGAGCCATCAACGGCCTCATGGACCCGCTCAACGTGGTTGCGGTTAAGTGTGTCTACCCACTCTGCGCCGCCGTAGAGGCGTGCGTCATCAATGATGTCGTCAGCAATGCTGATTGCTAGTGAGTTAAGCTGTGTGTTAGATTTTATGGTTGGGCTGCTCATTGGTTTGCCTCCACGAAAACTATGGTTGAAGGCTTGAGGTAGACCTCACGGCCACCCCATGGCTCATCTGCATCAACACACGTGAAGCATGCTGGGCCTTGTGTTCCGTAGGCATTCTTGCGGTTGTAATGTTCGCGGGTAAACGAGGATTTTGCGTTCAGCTTACGGCGGAACTCTGTGCCCTCTTTGACACTGCGCAGTTCGCACTGCTTGAACTCTGTTCCACAGTTGTCTGTGATGTTGGAAATGGTTAGATTAGTCATTCGTTAGCTCCTTCAAAGGTTGAAGAAGGCTAGCTTTGTGCAACAATCCCACACGGTGGGGTGGTACTTGGGCCGCTTAGGTTCTGGAGGGAGTTACAGTCCCCTGCCACACCTTGCGGCCTGTCGCCCACGATTGTGAGACACTAGCTCGCCTTCGATGACGGAGGGATAGCATCCGTTGAGATCCCGCACAAGCATAAAGTTTGCATTCTGTCCCTTTATAAAGAGGGGCACATAGCCGCCCCGCCACGAGGCTTTGAGACCAACACAAAGGACGCCCACTCCCCCCTGAAGAGTACTGAGGCAGAAGCCCATACTCTACGGTGGTGAAGCAGTGGGCTGGGCTTGGTAGAGCAATAGACTGATAGACTATTAGACTATTAGTTCCCAAGCCCACTAACTGATTCACCAATCGTGTTAATAAAGAAAGATGACCAAAGATGCTAAGAGTACTAAGAGCCGCCAACACAAGGATGCAAGGGTGCAAGCTGTGGGTGTTGGGTCGTGTAGAGGCTTACCGCTTCCACCGTCGCGCTAATGAGGCGGCTGACGCCTTACGGCGCCATAGCAATCGAGAGCTAAAGGATATAGGCATCGTTGGTGGTCGAGCAGACATACAGAGGATGGCACACCACAAGTGTCCATGGTGCGATAGGACTATTTGATACTGTTGGTTCGTGTGTTTTTACCCAGGTACGCTTAGGTCATTAGTTCCCCATCCCTGACGAAAAGCCGACGGCACCCTCCTGACAAATTTCGCAAGACTAATGTCTAATATGCTTCGAGCTTACTTGCATCCGTGTGCATCTGGCGAGGGATGATACATCCCCCTTGCAGATAGCGTAGTGATTACAGTGTGTTACACGAGATCAATCAATTTGCTTAGGTTCCCTAGACGATTTTGACCCCCCAGTACCCCAAGTAATCAAACCAATTCAAAAAGCAGGGCTAAAGGTCTTGTTGTTGTTGTTGTTGTCGGCCTTCGTAACGAGGAGCCCTCTTTAGAAAACCGAAAAGGAAACCCAAGATGGGCCTAGAAACTGGCACACACATAGATGACCTTGTTGTTGCTAACCCAGCGTCAACTGATGGTCTAGCGCAAGCTGACGACCACATACGTCTAATTAAGACTACCTTAAAGAATACCTTTCCTAGCGTCACCGCCGCAGTCTCTAGCACGCACACAGAGCTAAACGCACTTGACGGATACACAGGCAATGTAGCAGACCTTAACTATGCTAAGGCCCTCAATGCCACAGGGGTCACGCCAGCCGAGTTTGACTATCTGGATGGAGTTACTAGTGCAATACAGACCCAGATCAGCAGCGTGGCCTCAGTGCCCACTGGTGTCATCGTGTTGTGGTCTGGTGCAGCTAACGCTATCCCCACTGGCTATGCCCTATGTAACGGTAGCAACAGCACCCCAGACCTACGCAACCGTTTCCTAGTAGGGGCAGGCAGCACTTATGCAGTGGGCGCCTCTGGTGGTTCCGCAAATGCTACCAATGTCAGCCACACTCACGCAGCAACAGTCACCGATAATGGCCACAGTCATAAGCTATTCAAGAGTGGCGAAGTAAATGTCTCCGGTGCCGTGAACGTGGGGTCTACCAGCGCAGTCGCCGCCGAAACAACTGGTGCTTCTGACTTTGCTTACACACTTCGCGCTGGTGGCGGCAATGCTGACATTGGTCAATCCTCAAGCGCCACCACTGGAATATCTGTTGCTAACGCTACTGTGGGTGATTCTGCCACTAATGCTAACCTACCTCCATACTACGCGCTTTGCTACATCATGAAGACATAAGGAAGTCAGTCTATGCCCAATCTACCAATACGAGGCTTAGGGTCGGTTGGTGTCATAACTGATGTTGACCCATTCAACCTACCGATCAATGCGTTCACCAGAGCCAAGAACGTACGCTTCACAGAAGGTAAAGCCACTAGGGGACCCGTATATCGGGCTGTCTCTGGGACTATATCTTTTGTACCTGCGTTTACCCACGGTATAACCGCTCTCACTGGCTACGACACCGTGTTAGTGGTGGACAACACCTTTGACATCTATGAGTTTTCTAACGGTTCCTTTACGCAGCGTTTCAATTCGTCACTCAGTGCAAGCATTAAGAATGTCACAGCGACAACCTTAGCTGACGTTGAGTACATCAATAGGCCTGATACAACGCCAGTAGCTAGAGCGCCCAGCGCCACTAGCTTTAGCGCACTGGCTAACTGGCCATCAGGATACAAGACTACAGTCTTACGTTCCTTTGGTGACTTTCTGTTGGCTCTAGGCACTGTAGAAGCTAACAACGTATCCTTTCCAAACCGCGTCCGCTTTAGTGATACAGTGGTGGCTAACAGTGTACCCTCGACTTGGGATGAGACTGACTTAACCAATAGTGCTGGATTTAACGACTTAGTACAGATGAAGACACCCATAGTAGACGGTGCCACCCTTGGCCCTAACTTCCTTGTGTATTCTCAGGACCAAGTATGGGGCATGGAGTTTGTGGGCGGTACGTTCATCTTTAACTTCCGTAAGCTATTTGATGACGCTGGTGTCATAAGTCAGAACTGCATAGCGGAAGTAGAAGGTCGGCATTACGTTTTTGATAGGGATGACATCTATGTAACTGATGGAAACTCCCGTCAGTCTATCTGTGACGGGCGTGTTCGTGACTACATCTTCAGTGGACTGGACAACTCTAAGCCCGAAGTCTGCTTTGTGCAGCACAACGCTGACCTAGAGGAAGTATACTTCTGCTACCATTCTGGTGATGATATGGCTTTGCATACAGATGGTAACGCCTGTAACCGAGCCGCTGTCTTTAACTACAAAGAGGACAACTGGACATTCCAAGATTTACCGAATGTAATCTCTGGTTCTACAGCTAACATCAACTCTGTGTTTTCGTATGCAGATGCTACTCAGACCTATGCTAACGTAGGCGGCTCTTACCATGACCAAGAGAGCCCATTTGCCCAGCACCCACTGCTAGTCTCAAAGGTTGGCGGGGGTATATCAGCGGCTAAACTCTATGGTGTAGACCTAGTGGACCGTGGCTCCCTTTCGCAAGCTGTAGACACTACTGTAACTAACCCGTTCCTGTTGGAGCGCGTTGGCCTAGACTTGGACGACCTTGGAATACCATTAGCAGGCTACAAAGTAATATCCAAAGTGTTTCCGCAGATTTCTACCACAAACACTGACGGCTCCTTTAGCTTTACTTTTGGTGCGGCCAATACACCCAACGCCACTCCCAACTATGGTCTTAATGTCTCCTTTAACTCACTCGTGGATTACAAGGTGGATACCCGTATGTCGGGGCGTTATCTTTCATACAAACTATCAAGTGACACGACCAAGGACTTTGCCTTCTCAGGCATGGACGTAGAGGTAGTAGTTACTGGTAGGAGGTAATCATTAGATGTCATTATCAGATAAGCTAAACTTACTGGTGTCTCGCTATGTGAGGCGTCAGATCCCCAACTTGGACCCTGACGCCATGGGGCGCTACCTTCAGGATGAACTTAGGGAAATAGAGTCATCCACCCGATCTCTTGCAGACGCCAGCATCCAAGTGGCAGACCGAGAACCGTCAGCAGTACGCAAAGGCATGGTTCGGTATGCTGTGTCACCTTGGAACCCTTTAAGTAATAACTTTAGTGGGCTTGTTGTTTACAACGGCTCGGCTTGGGTGGCGGTATGAAGAACGATCTACAAGTACGCACTGGTATTATGTCACTAGAAGCACTGATGGCGCACGGTATGTCTACAGGAGAGATTTCTGATGATCTCGACAAGGCAACCATACGCCACTTTTTTACACCTACAGATGATACCTATGGGTGTTCTACATACGCCCGTGAGGCCTTTATGCCTAAAGGTATGGTGGTCATTGGTAAGATACACAAGAAGCCACACCTTACGTTTCTTATGAAGGGAACGATGGTTGTGACCACGGAGGACGGCGGTACGCAGCGGTTGACAGGGCCTATGTCCTTTGTAGTCCCCGCAGGCATAAAACGTGTCGCTTACATTGAGGAAGACATTACTATTGTAAATGTCCACCTGACAAAAGAGACTGAAGAGGCCAACCTCTCAAAAGTTGAGGAAGAGGTCATTAGCCCAAGCTATGAGGCTATGGGGCTAGAAGAGCCAGACCTTGTGGACTTTAAGAAATTCCTTAGCACCTCCAAAGATATAAAAACAATAGAGTAGGACGAAACCATGAGTTGGATGGCAGCAGCAACAATAGGCGGCGCAGCAATCGGCGCTGTAGGTGCAGGTCAAACCGCACGAGCCCAAGAGCGCGCCGCTAGGGAAGCACAGGCCGGATTTAGGCAGTACGAGCCCTACGTGGACGCTAACCTTCTTGGTGCCTCGGGTGCTTTAGATAATGTGTTAAACACTGGTGCATACCAAGGTGGCAGTTACGCTGGACCTAATGCTTTCCAGACAGGCACGGCCAACATCATGGGAAACCTTAGTGGTGGTATGATAGGAAATGGCAGTAACATGCTGGCTAGCAATGCCAACTTTGGTAATAACAGCCAAGGCCTATATAACCAGTTCCAAGGCATGTCTACCGACGCCCAGAATGACCGTCTATCTACAGCAAACTCCTATGCAGCCAACAACTCTGATGCCTTGGTAAATTCTGCGATGCGTGATGACATGCGTAATCTAAATGAAAACACTCTGACGGGCATTAATCTCGACGCATCTAACACAGGAAACACAAACTCCAGCAGAGCAGGCGTAGCAACAGCAGTGGCCAACCGAGCTTATGATGACCGCCGTGCAGATGTTGCGGTGGGTATCCAAGACCGCTTGGTTGACCGTAGCCTCGCACAGCAGGCACAGCAGTTTTCAGATCAAGGCAATGCTCTTAGTTCAGCAGGCACTGCTAACGATGGCATTTCTAGTGCATACAACATGGGCCTAAATACTGTAGGCGAGGGTGCCAACTTTGGCATGAACGCAGGCAATACGTTGCAAGGTTACAGCCAAAATGAACTTGAGGATGCGCGTAGACGCTTTGAAGGCAACCGCGATTTTGAGATGGACCAGCGCACCCTCTACCAATCTGGAATTTTAGGTCAGGCTCCTGATAGCAAAAAAGCTAACGCAGTTACCGCAAGCCCACTTGGTGGTGCAATGAGCGGAGGGATGGCAGGCTTTGGGTTTGCTAAAAAGTATATGCCGCAAAAAGAGACTAGTCCGTATGCTCCAAAGACTTCAAGTCGTCCCTTTTCGAGGACTTTTTAATGGAAATTCCAAATTCAATACTTACTGACCCAACCATCATGGCACGCGCAAAAGCTGAGGGGCTTACACCCAGAGCCTACATGCAGAAAATTAAGATTGGCCTAGATGAGAGAGCAAGCGGTGGTATAGTTCGCTCCTTAGAAATACCCCCAGCATTACAGCAACGTACATTCCAGCCAAGCAGACCTCTTGCGTTAAACGATAATGACATTACCAACGCAGGGGTGCTCGATCCAAACGTGTTGCAGAGTTCTGTGAAAGGGCTACCACCCGCAGCACTAGAAACCCCTCTTACGCTTACAGGCACTGGGGCAGGCGAACCAGAAGTACCTGAAGGTTTTACAGTCTTGAAAATGCCAACTGGCTCTGACCATTCTGTATTGTTCAACCCTAAAACTGGTGAGACAAGGCCATATACAAACGCATCTCGACAGCTTTTTAGCAACTCAGTCCTTGAAAGAGATATACAGGCACTTGCCAGAGACGAATATGGTAGAATCAATGTTTCTGAGCCTATTCTGACGGCTGAGAGGCTGGCAGCTAAAGCGCAGGAAGACCTACAGGCAGGAGAGACTGGCGAAAACTTACAAGCATCATTAAGTGCAGATGCAGCCTTAAGCCAAGCTATGCTTGCTCAAGATAACTATAACCCAAACGTAGAAAACGCGACAGCAACCAGTTTGAAGCCATTCATAGATTTACCGCATGGCCTAGACACCTTTGAGGAAGACTACACTCCAAACCCTAACGATGAGCCGCCAGAAGGCTTCCACCAGATGGCTGATGGCTCCATGATGGCTGACGCTGAGATGTCTGGTGGCTATGACGAAGTGCCACCGCCTGCACTAGAAAACTCCGAAATCCGTAACGGTTTGACTCCTAACCCATCTGCTCTTCTAGGTGCTGCTGATCCGTATGCTCCACCAGTTGGTCCTGTACTTGAAGACCTCCCAACCGAAGAAGATAATGGCATACTAGCTGACCGTAATACCGCTCCCGCAGCGCCACCGCCAATACTAAATACTGACCTTGGTAGCTCCAATGGTGTACGTGGAAGTGGCTCTTCGGGCACTAGGCCAACACGGCCTACAGGCAATGCTCGTGGCTCTAACATGCCTTACGCCAAGATAGGCATGGGCGAGACTTTGCTACGTGCAGGCCTTGCTGGAATGGGAGGTGCTGATAAAAGCTTTGGAGCATCCATGGGTGCTATTGGTCAAAGCTATGGCCAAACTCAGGACGCCAATCGCGCTACTGGTATTGCAGAGGCTCAGGCTAATGAGGCAAGTCGTATTGCAAACGCAAGGCAGAACGCAATTAATGCTAAAAATGCAGCGGCGGCTGCAAAGGGTGCAAAGGGAATGCCCAGTGCTCAGTCACTTATGTATGGTAAAGCTGCTTTAAGTGCTATTGAGCGTACTGAAAACCTTGTTGCAAGTGAGCAATCGTGGGTACCGTGGGATAATACTACTGGTATCTTCGGTAATCTTATGAAGAACATACCATCTTCAGCAGCTAATGACGTTATGGCAAACATTAAAACCATTGAAGCCGCTGTTGGCTTTGACAGGCTGCAAGCTATGCGTGATGCATCACCAACTGGCGGTGCTTTAGGACAAGTTTCTAACATAGAATTAGACTTACTAAAGTCATCTTTAGCAAACTTAAATCAAGCACAATCTAAAGAACAGTTCCTTACTAACTTGGCTCAGGTCAAGGAAGTCTACAACGACATAGTGAATGGTGGCGCAGGCGCACCAGCCGCATCCAACGGAAGTAATAACACTACTGAGTACTTATTAAACAAATATGCTCCTACCAACTAGAGAGGAAGTTAGCCATGGCTGACATAGAACGTCTGAGCCGTGCGCTTGCCGCAGCGGATGCTGCTGGGGACACCGAAGGTGCTAAGGCTTTAGCTAACGCTATACGCCAGCAGATGTCATCAACTGATGAAGCTCCAGAAACACCTGTATCAGAGGCTGATACGTCCCTTATGGGTGCATTAGGCTACGGTGTTGACCAATCTGGTGCTGATTGGGGCAAAGGCATCCAATCTGGTGGCGAAAGAGCCTCTAAATTAGGTTCTGAAGGAGTTGGTGACTATTTACAAACTTCTGGTCGCGAAATGGCCGAGCGCAACGAAGCTCAGATTGCCGCTTCCAACTATGAGCGCCCAGCGGGTGCTGATGGTATCATTAGTAACCTAAAGAAAGGCGAGTATGCCAACGCTGGTAACTCCCTTCTCTATGGCGCTGCTGAAGCTGCACCCCAAGTCGCTGGCGGTGTAGCCGCTTCTTTAGGCGTACCGCTTGCTTTAGGTTCTGCACCCATCATAGGTACAGCATTGGCCTTAGGTGGTACTGCTTATGGTATTGTTAATGCCTTAGGGCAGATGCGCGGCGAAAAAGAGATGAAAGACCTAGACCCAACTGCAACTGCGTCTGATTTATGGGCAGCTATTGCTTCTGGTCTTGTCGAGCTTACCCCAATCAAGGGCGGCGGTGCTTCTTTAAGAGTTATACGTGAGACTGTACAGGAAGGCGTACAAGAGGGCCTAGTAATTGGTAACACTACTGTCCAAGGCGGCGAGTATGTACCCGAAGAGGTTGTCAATCGTATTGGTGATGCTGCAATTACTGGCGGTGCTCTTTCCAAAGCCGTATCCACAGCAATTACAACGGTAAATAAGACTGGTGATCTTGTACTTCGCAAAAGTGAAGACCTAGACCCAGAAGTGGATCAAGCCGCTGGTGATGTGTCACGTATGTTGACTGAGATTGCTGACACAGAAGGCTATAACCTCAAGAATGTGTCGCCCAATACTGGATCAAAGGGTGCAAACGATGCTTTAAACTCCGCTCGTGGTAAAATCCGTGTGGACATAGACACGGCGGTTAAAGAACTTAGGGCTAATATCCTTAAGGACGCACCACAGGAGATTACATCTCAGTTTAACGAGGCATTACGTCAGGCCAACAACAAAGTATCCACTTTAGTAACCAAAGAAAACATCCAGTTTATTAAGGATAACTTTGGCTCTACTAAAGAAGGTCAGCAGTTAGCCCAATCATACCGCAAGTCTAATGTTGTCACTGAGTTATACTCTTCTGGACTTAAAGGCGGTGTCTCTCAGTTTACTGACCAGTTTAACCCTCTTCCTACTTTTGGTAGGTCTTTTAACCCCGCTGGTATGATTGCTGGCAACTTAGGCGCTGGTGCCGCTGTAATAACTGGCGGCTCCTCACTGACTGCACAGCTTCCTATATTAGCTGGTGGCCGCGCTATTGATGCTGTAACTGGACGCCGTTCTAAAGTTGCGCGCTTTGTAAAGAAGAACCGCAAGAACGAAGGCTTAGGGCCAATTGGCGGTACTTCAATAGTTGGCATGGCTAAGGCGCGTAAAGAAGCTGAGGTTGCCAAGAAACTTGCTGAAAAGGACAAGCTAAAGGCGGCGGCGGCTTCTAGGAAAGACAAAGCTGATGAGGCTTCTGCGGCAACGGCTGTTAGAATTTATAAGGCAGGCCTACCGCCAAACAAAGGCGATGCAAACACTAAGGCTGATCCAAGAGGCGTTATATATAATGCGATTGAGGACAGTCGTGGTAGACAGAAGCTAACTCCAAGAAAAATGGACGCTAAGATAGAAGAGATACTATCCAAAGCTGAACAAGACAATAAAAACAGCCCAGAAACTCTTTCCTCAATAGAGCAATACAGAATGTTCTTAGCGACAGGCCGTATGGGCATCGAAGGACGGCCACTTACTGAGGTTGCTGCTTTAGTCAACGGAGCTTGGGACAGTTTTGTACCCCCTAAAGGGCCAAAGAAGGGTACTGCCCAGCCTACACAGCTACCTCCAAACCAAGAAAGTGGTAAGCAGGGCAACATTGAGTTTCGTAAAGAATTACAAGCTGCGATGAACGCTGATAAGTCCATTTTGCCAAGTGATCGTGCTGTCTTAACCAAGGCATTAACTGACTTAGGTTATAACTTAGGTTCTGACCCCATGGCAAAGATGCAAGGCATACTCGACACTGCTTTGGAAGGCTTACAGGCCCCACAACTCGCAACAACTTACCTTAGACCCTATATACAGAGGGTAACTGAACAGCGAAAGTCAGCAAAGGCTAAAGGAAAGAAGGCTAAGAAGTGAGCCAACCTAAGTCAAACATGGGGCCCCTAGTGGGGCCTCAGTCAATTCTAAGGAAGCAAACGTGAACAAAACACCCTTCGACTTTGTGCCTATCTTACAGGCCATAGAGTTCTTAAAATCATCCTCTCTGACAAAGAGTGAGCAAGATAAGATACTTGCAGAGATGCTTAAAGCCCTTCCTCCGTCTTTGTTCTGTCAGGCATGTCCAGACACACTAGCAATCACTGAATTAAAACTAGGGGTAACTCATGGGAAAACCACACGAGCCACGGAAGAAAGCACCAAAGGCGGACCTGACGCACCCAGCACGGGCGCGGAAGGGCAAGGACAACTACTTCTCCAAGCTGATGCAGACCGAGGAGGGAAGAGCCCTAAGAAAGCAGTGGTCAACAAAAAAGCGAGTAAACGCGGGCCGTCCATCAGGAACACCTGACGGCTACACGAAGGATACGATAGCTCCAATACGAACAAAGGCAAAACTAGACGCTGAGAGGATCGTTAAGATTATGGCCGAAGACAACAACATTGATGACATCTATGCCATTGAGGCATTGAAGACAGCAGTACAGATTATGCGAGAGCCGTCCCAAAGCAGGGATCGACTGACTGCGGCACGGATGGTTTTAGATTTTACTAAGACGAAACCCGCTGCAAAGAGCGAAGTGACCATTGGCAAAGCCGAAGCATTCTTGGAGTCGCTCTTAGTGGCTGACCCCGAAGAAGAGCAAAATGACGAAGATGGACCAGAAACTTAAAGAAGTCAGACGTAAACTATACGAAGACTTTGGCTTCTACAGTAAGTCAGCCCTCAAGATCAGGACTAAGGATGGAGACATCCGCCCACTAAACCTAAAGCCAGCCCAGATACTCTTACAGGAAGCTGTAGACAAGCAGATGGCTAGTGAGGGCAAAGTACGCATCATCATTCTAAAAGCTCGACAGCAGGGGCTCTCCACACATGTGGGTGGCTACCTGTACTTCAATGTGTCTCAGCGAAAAGCCTGTAAGGCTCTTGTTGTGACCCACCATTCTGACAGTACCCGTGCCTTGTTCGATATGACCAAGAGATACCACGAGAACTGTCCAGAGCTACTAAAGCCCCACACAAAGTATTCATCCCGCCGAGAGCTAACATTTGATGTCTTAGACAGTTCATATGTTGTCGCTACGGCTGGCGGTGAGAGCCTTGGGCGAGGGGAGACACTAACCCACGTTCACGCCAGTGAGCTTGCCTTTTGGCAAAAGTCCACGGCCCTCGAAAACTGGAATGGTATGACACAGGCGGTGCCTAACAAGCCAAACACTGCGATATTCGTAGAGAGTACGGCAAACGGTGTCTCTGGTATCTTTTATGACCTCTGGAAAGGTGCCATTGAGGGTACAAATGGCTATGTACCTGTGTTTATCCCTTGGTTTTTAGACAGTGAATACCGTGAGCCAGTACCAGAAAACTTTGAAATAACACCAGAGGAAGAGGCTATTGCCAAAAAGCACGACTTAGACCTCGAGCAGCTCATGTTCCGCAGGCGTAAGATTGCACAAAACGGCATAGATTTATTCAAACAAGAATACCCTGCAACACCATCTGAATCCTTCCTGACGACTGGAAGGCCTGTGTTCAACCCAGAGAACCTACAAGAGAGCATTGCAAATGCCGAAGACCCTAAGAAGCGTCTAGCTCTTGAAGGTGACGAATGGCTTGAGAATATGCGCGGCGAGTTGACCCTATTTAAGACCCTAGATGCAGGCGAACAGTACACAATTGGTGCTGACGTTGCGATGGGGGTCAGAGGCGGCGACTACAGCGTAGCTCAGGTATTAGACAGTAAGAAACGACAGGTCGCGACTTATCGTGCCCAAGTGCATCCCGATTACTTTGCAACAGTTCTCTACAAGCTGGGTGAGTTCTTCAACCTCGCCTTCATCATCGTGGAGAACAACAGCCACGGTATCTTAACGTGTACCCGTCTTGGAAAGGACTTAGCTTACCCGCATTTCTACACAGAGGTGCAGGTAGACAAGTTGACTGAGAAAGAAACCCTAAAGTTGGGCTTCACTACTACCTCCAAGACTAAACCCCTGATTATTGATGAACTTAGGGCCTCTGTTCGAGAGGGTGCAATCGAACTTAACGATAAGGTCACTATCCGCGAAATGCTTACATATATCGTCACACAGAGTGGCGGAATGGAGGCAGAAGCTGGATGTTTCGATGACTGCGTAATGAGCTTGGCGTTAGCCAACCACATCCATGAGGGTGCTTGGGAGCCTGTTGAAGCAGTCGATGACTATTACATTGAGATGGTTTAGACATGAAATCAAAAGAAGAATACACAAGCCTTGATGACGATCAAATCGTATCAATAGTTGACACTAACATACGGCGTTCAATCGGCTATTATGACTCTGAAATATCCTCAGAACGGCGAAAGGTTATGCAGTATTATTCCGCTGCACTCCCTCGCCCAGCGCATGATGGCAACAGTAAGTACGTCAGCCAAGATGTATATGATGCAGTGGAGAGCATGAAGGCGGCATTGCTGGAAACCTTCAGCACTGGCAACAAGACAATGCGCTTTGCTCCACAGAACGTAGAAGATGTTGCTACGGCTGAGGTCTGTACTGAGTACACTGACTATGTGCTTCACCGCCAGAACAACTTGTTTGAAGTGATGCAGACTGTCATCCACGATGGTTTAATTGCTCGTGCTGGTATCTGTAAGGTCTTCTGGGATGTGCAGTCTGAAAGCAGCCTTGAGTACATTGAGGGACTTACAGAAGAAGAACTAGACGCCCTTCTTGCGGATGAGAACGTAGAGATTGAAGAGCTAGAGCAAGACGAAATGGGAATGTTCACAGGTGAGCTACGGGTTACTCGTGACACCTCACAGGTTCGCGTTGAGGCTGTGGCTCCCGAAGAGTTCTTGATTGAACCTCAAGCCAAATCTTTAGAATCTGTGACCTTTTGTGCCCATCGCACCAAGAAGACCATCAGTGACCTCCTGGAGATGGGCTATGATGAAGACGATGTGTCTAGTATTGCTGACAATGAGGATAATGACTTCGATGGCGACCCTGAGATACTGGCGCGTTTCGATGACTTAGGTTCCGACCAGTTCAACAGTGTTAAAGGCTACCAACGTCAGACCCGTCAGGTAACAGTGATCGAAGCATACATTGAGCTAGACGTTGAAGGCACAGGCAAAGCTGACCTGTACCGTGTGGTCAAATGTTCCAATGTACTTCTTGAGAAAGAGCTAGTGCAGAGGCGTCCATTTGTTGCCTTTGTCCCTCTACCAGTGCCTCATGCTTTTCACGGTAATAACTTTGGTGAAAAGTTACTCGGTATTCAAAATGCGCGAACTGTTCTTACGCGGTCTATACTTGACCACGCTATGGTTACAAATAACCCCCGCTACACAGTAGTGAAGGGCGCTTTGACTAACCCTAGAGAACTGATCGACAATAGGGTTGGCGGCATTGTCAACGTGACACGCCCTGACGCTATCAACCCCATGCCTCAAGCATCGCTGAACCCTTATGTGTTTCAGACAATACAGATGCTGGATGAGGATAAGGAGGACACTTCTGGTGTCTCCCGCCTAAGCCAAGGCCTTAATAAGGATGCTATAAGCAAACAAAACTCCGCAGCTATGGTAGAGCAGTTGGCCACTATGAGCCAACAGCGACAAAAGATCATTGCGCGAAACTTTGCGAACAACTTTCTAAAGCCCTTATTCTCTATCGTTTACCAATTGGTCGTAGAGAACGAGAGTGAGGAGAAGATCGTAGAGCTTGCAGGCCGTTACGTTAATGTTAATCCCGCAAAATGGGCAGACAAGCGTGATGTACAAGTGGAGTTCAACTTAGGTTACGGAGATCAGGAGACAATGGTGCAGAAGTACCTTGCCTTCCACACGCTACTCTCAACAGACCCATCTCTTGGGCAGATGTACTCACCCGAAAACAAGTACAAGATGCTAGGAGCAATCTTTGAGAAGTCAGGTATCAAGAACATTGCGGACTTCCTAACAGACCCCGCACAGATACCGCCGCCGCCACCTGATCCAGCACAAGAGATGCAGATGCAGATGGCGCAGAAACAACTGGAAATTCAAGAGAGACAAACTGCTGTTTCTGAAATGAAAGCCCAGTTCAATGCCCAGATGGGCCAAATGAAGCATGAGCTTGCACAGATGAAAGTCCAGCAAGACTTCGCACTCAAGTCCGACAAGATGGACCTACAAGAAACCCAGCATGAGCACAAAGAATACGTCAACCTCGAAGAACTCGAGATTGCCAAGAGTGCTGATGATGTTCGGGCTATTGCAAGTCCAAACGGCTAACCACCTTAGGAAACCTATGCCTACACAAGAAGAGCAACTTGTTGTGGCTGGAGATGAAGCGGAGGGTCTACTACAGACCCCCGCCTTCACTTCGGTCATTGATGAGACTGTTGAATCTGCATTCCAAAGTTTCGTGAATACAGAGCCAGAAGATATAGATGGCAGAGAGCTAGTCTATAGCCACTATCGCGCAATCGTAGACGTGGTGAACACTTTAAAGCAACGAGTTCTCGTGCGTGACAGCATCGTAGAACAACAGAATGGCGACACAAGCCAAGAGGACCAGTAGCACCATGAATAACGTGCAAGATACTAACTCTGAGCCGCAAAATCTCGACAGAGATGAAGCAGCGGACGCAATCTTAGGACGATGGGCGGACGGTGAAGACCTATCCAATGAAATCGAGGACGAAGATGCAACATCCGAAGACCAAGACGAGACAGAGGTCGAAGAGGATGAACTTGAGGACGCAGATGTCGATGATGACAGCGAAGAGGACCTAGAAGACCCTGATGAGGACGATGCCGAAGACACAGATGATGACACTGAGGAAGACGATGACCCTAAAGTCGTTTCCGAAGATAATGTTGTTGATATTGTGGTCAACGGTGAGACCAAAAAGGTATCGGTGAAGGACTTAAAGCGGTTATACGGACAAGAAAGCGCCCTAACAAAAAAGTCTCAGGACCTAGCCTCGCAACGTAAAGTCACAGATGAAAATCTGGCAAAGACGCAGGCAAGTTATCAGAAACTAATGGAACGTGCAGAACTTAGGTATAAGCCCTACGCTGATTTAGATATGCTCGTAGCGTCCCAACAGATGGACAACGAGACTTTTGCTCAGTTACGACAAGATGCACGCCAAGCCGAAGACGACCTTCGCTTCCTAAAGGAAGAGAGCGGTCAGATGGTTGCCGACATGCAAGTACAACAACAGCAAGCTAACAAACAAGCCGCCGCAGATTGCGTAAAGGTCTTGGAAGATAGCCTGCCAGATTGGGGCAATGAACTCTACACGGAGATCAGAACCTACGCTGTAAAAGTCGGACTGCCAAAAGAGCAAGTGGATCAGTACACATCACCAGAAGTGATAATGCTGATAAACAAAGCTCGACTCTATGACCAATCGAAACAGACAGCCGAAAGCAAGAAAGCCAAGGCCAAAGTTACGAAAAGTAAGAGCGGTAAGACCAAGGTTTTAAGTGCCAAGAAATCCCCACCAAGTAAGTCGCAGATTAGAGCGGGTAAGCGTAATGCTGCCCACCAAAAGCTCATAGATAATCCTCGTGATGGTGGCAGCACAGATGACATCGCTGAAGCGTTGATGGCGCGTTGGGCAGACTGATCCAAAACTTTAAGTTTACATCATAAATCCTTGAAAGGAATGCCAAATGGCAATTTATACTACATACTCACAGGTCGGAAAAGCTGAGGACGTGTCAGATATCATATCTAACATCAGTCCTTTTTCGACTCCTATGCAAGCTATGCTCAAAACCGAAAAGGTTACAGCACGTACATACTCTTGGCTTGAAGACAGCTTGGCAGCAATTGCGGTTAATGCCGCTGTCGAGGGGGCTGACGCAGCCTTCGCAACCTTGGGCGATGCAACAGAGCGTACTGGTACTTGCCAGATACTCGTTAAGGGTTTTCAAGTGTCAGAAACAAGTGACGCTATCAAGACCCATGGTAGAGCAAAAGAAACTGCGTTAACAACCACTTACAGTGATTTCCTAAAGCTGGCAGCGTAGTATAAACCGTGTGAATTCAGGGGAAGCCTAAAGCTAAAAAGCCATGGTAATCCTGAGCGAAGCCTTACTTTTGTGAGGAACGTGCAACGACTATCCCTTCGGGGAGTACACCCAAGTGGGTGGAAGCGCATGGGTCAGCAAACCGCTGACATGATATAGTCTATTCTTGTGTCGAAAGCATAAGCAGTTCGTAAGAGAACGGGTAGGTGAGTAACGTAACCTATCGAATACAAAGACCAGATGGCGAAAGCCCTCAAGGAAATTAAGCGCGACTATGAGCACGCTCTTGTCGGCTTAGACCAAGCAGCCGTTGCTGGTAACGCATCTACCGCTCGTAAGATGCAATCTGTTATCAATCAGGTCAGCACAAATTTAGATGCAGGAAGCAATTCTACGGATGCCCTTTCAGAGGCAAAGTTGTTAGTAGCGGGTCAAACTGCTTATAACAATGGTAGCGAAGTTGACACTCTGATGATAAAACCCGCTGACGCCCAAATCGTCGCTGGCTTTAGTGCAGCATCGGGAAGAAACCGTGAGATTGCTCAGGGTAAGACATTGGTCAATGCTATTGACCTATATGTGTCCCCCTATGGCGAATATCGAGTTGTCCTTAACAGGCAGCTTAAAACAACGCACGCTCTACTGATTGACCCAAGTATGTTTAAGTTGACATCCTTGCGTCCATTTACTCGCACACTGTTAGCAAAATCTGGTGATAGCGATAAGCACCAAATTGTCGGCGAGATGTCAGTAAAGCACATGAACTTTGGCGACTCGATCAAGATTTCAGGTCTGTCATAACTCCAAACTAAAGGCTCAGGTATTAACTGGCTTTTAGCTCTGGCCCTCCCAAGTCCCGCACAGGTTTTGCTCTCCTTGTTGTGTTGGATTTGGGGGGGCCTTTTTGATTCTAAAGGAAGCAAACCATGACTACAGAATTACAACAGTCAGACACAGATTTCATTTGGGAAACTGGTGGCGTGACTAGGAAGCATACACAGAACATTACCCAAGCATTCTTGGATGACCTCAAAGACGCACGGAACGAAAGTACCAAGCAGCGGATTGGAGAGTACCATAGAGTTGCATCTATCCCGACTGTCGTAGTTGAAAGGTGGATGCGCGAAGGCTTCGATATGTGGCAGGCCACAGGCCCCCAGATCGTTAAGAAGCTACAGTCTGAGGACTTAGGTGCATTTATGGCGACTGACAAAAGGATTTAACATGGGCTTATATAGTAACATTCATAAAAAGAGAGCTAGTGGCAAAACTATGCGGTCTAAAGGTGCCAAGGGTGCGCCTACTGATACGGCTTTTAAAAAGGCTGCTCTCACAGCCAAACCTAAGCCTAAAAAAAGGACTACCTAGATGAACAAAGGTGAACTCCGAGCCCACTTTATAGCCCTCCTAAACCGTAGCGACTGCCCAAACGCCTTGGCTGACACCTTCATTTCCCAAGCGTTAGGGCGCATACTGAGGACGCTACGCATCCCATCCATGGAGAAACAGCAGGCCTATGCTGTAGACTCTTCTGGAGGACTTGCGTCACTCAACTTGCCCAGTGATCTCCTAGAAACTATTGACATTTACTATGACGGCGAAGGGCTTGTACGCATCCCTATGCACGAGATGGTGGCAGCGCAGAAGACAGGGCAATTAGGCTCCCCTCGGTTTTTCACACGCGAACAAGGTACGTTCCTACTGCACCCAAAGCCAATAAGTGGCTCTATTAAGCTGAACTACTATGCTGAGTTTCCAGCACTTGTAAACGACAGTGACAATAACTCACTAACTAACTCAGCTTCTGACGCCATAATATATACGGCTCTTGGTTACTCCTCTGACTATTTTCTAGATGACCGTTCTGAACTCTTTGAGGTCAAATCAGGTATGTTCCTGAGAGAGCTACAAGATCAAGCCGATACTGCGGAACAGTCTGGCGGAACTCAGGTCATGCGGCCTACAGCTTTATATGAAGACTAGGAGAACTTAGATGGTCAACAAGACAAGTTTCTATGCAGGCACTGGCGTCACTCCGACTGAGAGCAATGCTATCCAATCATCAGTCGATGCAGCCGCCGCCTCAAAAGCAGCCGCAGCC